AATGATACTGAACCAGTTGTAATAACGTATAACAAGTCACCTTCTGCTGAATTACCTAATGCTATTGTATCAATATTGGTTGAACCTGATAATTTAATAAAAGAGTTAGTTGGTGTAATTGATGATGCTGATGCTATTGTTTCTGGTGCAAATCCTAAAATACCTGCTGTGTTGGTATCTGCGTTCCAAGCGTTTACTGATATCTGTTTTGAACTATCGTTGCTTCCTGTTGCTACTGTAGAATGTCTACCCCAACCTTGTCTTGCCATGATATAATTGGGTTAATTTACTATATAACTATTTAAGTTTATCCTAATGTGGTAGTCCAAGTTACCTGTAGGGTATCTGAACTTTGAAGGGTTACTGGGGTGAATGTATTCTCATGTGACATTGTGCCACCTGATGATGCGTTAAATAATGCTGATTTTTGTACTGCTGTGTGTGTTGCTGATGCTGTAAAGGTATGTTGAATGGTTGTACTATTTGTACCCCCTGTGTGTGATTTTGTGGTTGCATCTGCTCTATTTAGACCACCTGTTGTTATTTCACCTGCTAGTGTGGTATCACCTGCTGCTGGTGATGAGGTATTTACTGTTAATGCAACAAAGCCTGAACCTCTTGTTCCTGCTCCTGTGTTAGTATAAACTTGGGCTATCATCCAATCTCTTCCTGCGTTGGTTAATAAGTTTGGTTTATCTTTACATAATACTTGTTCATCTGGTCTTCCAGCGTTCTTAATAACTGTTACATAACCTTTAATTAATGGTTCTTCCTTCATACACTTATCAGTGCATTTTGTTATATTTAAAGTTGTTTTGTTAGGTGTATCTTCTATCATTAGAATCCCGCCTTACAATCCTCACATATGCAAGGAATACTAGATATTTTACGTTTACCTGTAAATTCAAAATCTGTTACAATACCACATAAATTACATGGTGATGTACCTGTTACGGTGTGTTCTTTCTCTTGATTATGGTCATCCCATTCTTCAACATCGTCTGTGCTAAAGTCGTGAATGTAACATGCGAATGTCATACTAATATTTAAAGGGGGTTATTGTATATAAGGCTTAAATATTCCTTTTTTTGTTATATAACCATTTCTTGATTCTATCGTACATTGACCAGCTTCTCCACACTCTAGTACCATATTTGAGTCTAATACGATATAAATCCCTCGATGATAAATCTAATACCTTACCATCATAATATGGATCCATTACATCTGTAGTGTTATCATCTGCATCATGACGTAATCCAAGAGAATGACCTATCTCATGTATTAGAGTATGTATAATATTATAGGTTCTAATTGTACTATCTGGGTTACTAGCATTCTCTATAATTCCTAATCTTATGGCTTCTGATGCTTTTACTCCTTTACCATCTACAGACCATATCTTATCTAGGTTAAATACTATCTCCCCCTGTTTTGAGGTTTTTGGAAAATATGCATATGCCAAGACCCCATGTCTTTCTCTAAATATATCGTCATCGTCTTTCTTTCTGAACATAATCTTTATATCTGCATTATTATAGTTTCTGTACAATGATTTAATCTTAATAGGTATTTCGAAATTCCATGTAGACATGGCTAGGTTAATTGCTTTTCTCATTTTATTTTTAGATATTAATGGGCATTCATCATTATACTCTAATGAATAGAATACTTTATTACCATCCCATTTATGACCCCATTCCTCTTGGTCTTCGGAGAACTCTAAAACTTCGTTTGGTGTTTCTCTAACTGTACATAACGCCATATATAAAAAAAGGCGGTTCTTATATTTATAGGTTTGAAACCGTAAAGCCTTAGTCTTTTTTCAATTTACTGATAGTGAAATCAGCACCGAAACCAACTAGAACACCGACTACTACTTGAGTGACTGGTTCACTAATTGCAGCTGCATCTAATGCTACTATAGCACCTAATGCTGCAACTATTGCGGTTACTCCACCGCCTAGTAGTTTTTTGTAATCCAGTTCGCCACTTGTATCCCCAGAGACTCCTCTGATGATATTTAAGGCTGCACCGAATAGGCTTCCTGCTAGTATCAGAATTGGTATATCTGCCATTGGTATTACTACCTTTTCCTTTAATTTAAACCTTTTTAACCATGAATACATAGAAAACATATGCGTTTCTATAAAATAGGCATAATTATGGTATTTACATTATTATTGGTTTTTCCACAATCTTATGGTGAAGATACATTTAAAACAATAGGTAATAATATATGGCATAAAGATAACCCTACTGTTTGTATAGCAGAACCTGAACCATCTTTACATGAGAGGTTTTATGGTGGTGTTTTATATGATGCTTATTCCACAGTTAAAGACTGGCAAAATAGACTTACTGATTATTCTGGGGGTAATTGGACCATGAATGTGAGATTTTATGATTATGAATATCATAATGATAAACACGCTGATGATTTTCCACAATGCCAAATATTTATGGAATTTGAGGAATATTCAGGTAATGATGCACTTGGTACAACAACTTATAATTTTTCTAAATCTTCTCATCAATATGTATTTATAACCACATATTTGAAACATATAGAAAAACCTAGTGTTTCATTATGTATAGGATGTGATAATGATAAACACAGATTAGGTAATGTTCCATATCAGGTTGAAATAGATATGAACCCTGTTTATATGCCATATTCAGCTATCAAAATGATAATGTTACATGAGTTTGGTCATGCTATAGGATTAGGTCATTATGTAGAAGACAAGTCAAAAAATAATAATGTTCATTCTCTCATGTATCCTTCATTTGACCCATTTGATACAAGCGGTGATATAGTAATAGAACCTATTGATTTACAGATGGCAGTAGAAATATATGCAAAGGATGGGTTTGGTGGTCAACATGGTCTAGCACCAAAGTTTATAGGAGTAGACTATCTTAAAGAAAGATTTATAGAATGTAGACAATTACCAACAGCTTCAACAAAAAACTGTTAAATTGTAATACTTCCTAATTGTTTTGTGAGTCAGAGACACACGTTCTTGGGCGTTGGAGATATAAACGATTCAACGAATTACTTAGTATCTATAGGTCTAATCAACCTATAGGTATTAAATTTAAAAATAAAAAAAGAAGGTTAGTCGTGACAAGTATCACAGTCTTCTACTCTCTTTTCATAGATACCCCTTTTTGGAGCTGAAAAGATAGTAATGTGTTTTCTTGTTACTTTTGCTTTTCTTTCTGCATCGTTAAGTGCTGCATTCATACAGATGTATAGTATTACTCCTTTATTAGTGTTTGTTTTATTTCTTGATGTATAAAGTCAAACTCTGCTAGGAACTCTTCATCATAACTGGCTTTCTTATGGATTTGACCCTCACCCCATGAATCTTTAATTTCATACTGGTTCTCTAAATATTTGTTTGCAACTCTCAACCAATACATACTTTGTTTTTGTTTGAATAATAGTTGAGACACATAACCCTTACGTGGTAACACCATATGAACTTTTTTAATTAAAAATAATACCAGACTTCATCGGATGCCTTTCGAGCTCTTTAAACCTCTGTCTTTCTATCTATGGGCTTCTTACCCGCCAGATAGTATTAGTAGGTCATTACTTGATATAAGTCTTACCCTACTTTACATAGTTGTAAACAGGTTAATAAAAAGCAGAGAAAGTCAAGAAGCAACCCTTTTTTTCAGCCCTCTAATTAAAGAGAACATGCGGATCCCCTGCTATGTTGGTTCCCCCGCTTTACTTCTTGCCATGTCTGGGTAGACTTAACGCTTTACTTTCTTATTCTGCCCAAGTAATATAATGAGTTTCGACCCCAATTATATTACTTCTGATAGTTAATAGGTATTATTTAATATAAGTCTTATGCTACTATATACATTATCTTTTAGGGCAGAATATTAATATATGATCTAGACAGTCGCCTAGCTTTGCCCACCAACATTTATTCTCACAGGTCTCGTCACTCATAAAGGTCTTCCACATCCATTACAATAAACAGTTTTGAGACCTTTACCATATTCAATCAGTTCCCTTGAGGTCGATAATACTAATCCGATAATTGCCGTATATAATGCTATCTCCAGTGATGGTATCCCTGCTATCGCCGAACCAACATAAGGTGTAACGAAGTATGTTCCAGAGTTGCCTAAAACCCTCGCTATTGCTTTTTTTGTATCCATAGTTCATTATTGTTTTTTCTTCCTTTTATTCTTTTTAGATGCTTTACGAGTATTACCGTTTGACCATTCTGACTTTTTCTCTGCTATTTCCCACTCATGATTCTGAATCTCTCTATCTACCTCACTCTCTTTATTCCTAATATCTACCTTATTCCATTGGTCTGTATTAACCCAGTCTGCAGCAGTCATGTTCATCTTACCTGTAGCATCTTCCCATAGGTTGATTTGTACAGGTTGTCTCCATCCTGTTAGTTTATTATTCATTGGGTCTGCTCCCCCTTGTGAACCTTTAGATACTGTATCTTTATCCATATCTTCTAATCCTAGTATATCTTTAATACCTGATGAATCAATCAATCCCATTTGTGCCATGCCTGTTAAAACTTGGAACATATCAGGTGTTACTAATGTGAGTAGTTTAGGTTTATTGAATTTGAATTTAATCTTACATGGTAGTTTACGTGCATCTGGTTCTCTGAATAATATACAAAGTATTCTATCATAGAATTGTTTCTCAATAGAGTCTTCTAGTATAATTCTCTCTGGTCTAATCTCTTGGTTTAGATATGCATCAACCTCTTCAATGTTTGCATTACCACCTAATTTTCCTACATCCCCCTCACTAAGCATAAATCCCGGTAGACCGAATGCTGTGATGATTGCTTTAATTAATCCCATTCTAACAATTTCTAATCCGCCAATGTCTGCATTTACTGGTGTAGTTAGAACATTTACCCCCGTCTCTTCTGGGTTACTTGGTCCTGTTACTGCGATAGCTTGACCTTTAGAATCATTAATCTTATTAATGAATGATGCTAGTACGTCATCCTCATTACCTGCTTCCTGTGGTGGTATTGGTACACTAAAGACTGGTGGTTTATACCATGCTGATTCTGCAGCTCTCTCAAAGTCTTGATTCAATACAATGTTTAATGTGTTAGCCTCATCTGATACTCTAGCTATTTTAGAGTCTCCATAATAATCTGAAAATAATTCGTTGTTAAATCCATGCATAAGATAAAGCATACGTTCTGCTGGTATGATGTTATCTCTTATTTGACTTCTAACCCCTATGATTCTAACTCCAACTAACTCACCTGTGTTATCATCTAATACTGGTCTCTCTGTAAACTCTGATCTAATTAATCTAATCTGTTCTGGTAGTTGCCAATTACCTTGCTCATCTGGGTCTAGAGGTGTCAATGCTAATACACATCGACCTTGCTCCAGTGCTGTAAAATACCCATTAAATAAATTTGTTGGTAAATCTAAATCTAATGCTAGTTTGTCTACTTTATCTAATAATTGTTCTGCAGTCATATCTTTATCAAAGTATGGTATATGGTATGTTGTTGATCTTTGCCATTCGTTTAATTGTTCTTCTGGTACGTCTTCCTCATGTCTTGGTACGATTTCAGTTGTATACCCCTGTCCTGCTGTATATGTGCATTGGATACGTGATGCCCTGTAAACATATGGGTTTGTCATGGCACTTCTAAACTCTTTTCTTTGTTGACCAGAATATGGGTCTACTGGATGCCAAACTTGTAAGCCTTGAAAATTACCTTCTTGCCCATTCATACGTCTAAATAGAGAACGGTCAAAACTACGTGCTGCTTCGCCATTAGATGCTGCTACTCTAGGTGCTGCTTTAACATCATCTGCCATATTTATTAGTTACCCTTTCCCTCTTATTAAAGTTATTATTGCATCATTTTATTGATTTCTTTTGTAACAAGGCTTTCTAGGTCTGTGGTTCTAGGTGTGGCTGCTGCTACTCTAGGTCTACTATATCCTCTCAAATAATTAGATGCTGCATCACATGCTAAGGCTAATGCCCAGAATCTATCATCGTGAAAACCCTGTGGGTGTCTGTATAGAATATTACCTGCATCTGATTTAACTATCTCCTGCTCTGTTATCTCCCTGAATAAATCCCTATCGTGTATAATTAACTTCTTCTTATTGAACATACCCTTCATTAATGATATTAACTCGAACTTCTTAGGAGCTGATAATACTACTGGTCTAAATATGTTTCGTATCTCTGGGTTAATTAATTTGGCTACTGCATCTCCAACCCCTGTTCTATCATAGCATATTTTATACATGCCTTCCTCTACTTCATTAATCTTAGTTACATCATTAAATACCTTCTCATAGTCAATATGTGCCCATGTTTTTTGACCCACTTGAGATAGTTTATTATCCTCTAACTTTAATACAACCAGTGCAGAATTATCTACCCTTTGTGCCAAATCTAATCCACCGAACTTTGGCATTTTCATTGTTGTAACCTCGATAGTCTTTGCTTTAGTTTAGCAGATATTATAGCTCTCCATTCCATTCTAGTAGGTTTAATAGGTTTAATTTTATAATTTGGGTCTTCAATATATTTCCACTCTTCTTCTGATTTTTTCATAGAAACATCTCTTTTTGGTTCAATCATTGTTACACTACCGGGATTTAATTGATGTATTCTATCTCGTAATGGTTGATTATGTGTGTAATTACTCAATGATGGTGGTGTTAATTCTTCTTCTAATTTTTTTAAATCTTCACCACTCCATTTATCTGGGTCTTTCATGGATGGGTCATCAAATGAATCTGCAGCAAACTCTCTATCTTGTAACCCCTCTTCATTATCAAATAAAGTTCCGGGTTTTCTATCTTTTTCTCGTACCTTTGGTCTAGGAAACTTCTCTAATTCATGTTTAATTTCATCTACTTCTTCCATAGTTCCCGGTTTTGTTCTTTCAAATGGTAAAGTATTATGATGAGACATATATGGTGGTCTTCTACCTATAACTTTGTCTTTTCTTTCATAAGCCGGACCCCCACCTATGTGTGGTTGTGTTTCTTCTATACGTTTACGTCTTAATTTTTTACCTAATTCATTTTTTTTGTTAATAGGTGCTGTAAAATGTTTATTAGTATTATTTTCACCAAAATCTTTTATGGCTGCAAGTCTTTGCTTTAGTTCGTCTACTCTAGACATGCTTTATATACTTTGCTATAATATTTAAGCGATTGAAATATCTGCCCATTGTAGACAAAATATTAACCGTTCTTCTTGGTCCTCATCCATATCATCTGCTTCCCCTGCTTCAGAGAAACAATGGTGGAATGTCTCATGGTTTATGGTCTTAAATACATCTTCTAGAGTTTCATGCATGGCTAGGTATATTACTGCTCTCTTAGTTTCAGCATAATATATACCCCTATTATCTGACTGCCTAGCCCTTAGTTCAACCCTTAGGTTCATTATTATTATTATGACGTACTCGACTATAAATGATTAGACCTATATTTATCATGGGTAATATCTCAACTAGGTCTATTCCATATAAAAAGAAGTCTAATACTGGATTTGCACCCCAAACAAGACCTGTCTGTAATATAGCATCTCCAGCCCATATCATATGAGGGATTTGCATATAAAGGATTAGAGCTGTAACACCTAATGATTCGGTAGTATGTCTTTCATACCAATCCCAAAATTTGTTCCACATATCTATTCATCACTACAGGTCAACTCTGCTCCACAATTATCGCATCTCTCATGACATGCTTGGATGGGGGTCATTTCAGTTCCACATCTAACACA